GAAATAAATATTTTTCAAAACTAGTATTGACAAAACAATATAACTATCCTATATACCTTTTACGAAAGGCAAAATTATGACTATAAATTTTAGACAGGATGCACCTGATCAAACTGATAACGTTGATGTTAACGAATTATCAGAAGCAATAGAACAATTTAAAACTGTTGGTGCGCAAGTACTAGCTACAGAAATAAAGTTAAAAGAATTAAAAGCACAAGAAAAATATATTTCTGAACATACAATTCCAGAAATAATGGACAAACAAAATTTAAAAACTGTGAAACTTAAAGATGGTTCTGAACTATCTGTAGGTGATAAGTTTTTTGCCTCATTCAAAGCAGACAAAAAGAATGAAGGTATTAAATGGCTTCGAGACAATGGCTTAGGTGATATTGTAGATAATAATATTACAGTAACATTTGGCCAAGGCGAAGATAACAAGGCTGTCGAATACGCTAGCCTTGCGAGGGAGCGTGGCTATGAACCAACTCAACAAGAGAAGGTTCACCACGCTCGACTCTCAGCAGTGATGAAGGAATGGAAAACAAATGGTAATGAAGTTCCTGCTGATCTGTTTAATACACTAGAAGGTAAAAGAACTAGTGTAACTAATAAAAAATAAACAACTAAAATACTAAACTAATAAAGGAGTAAATAGTATGGACAAACAAGTCGTAAAAAAGAATAGTGCAGGTGCACTAACTTCTGTAAACTTTAGAGCTGATTCAGGTAAAGGTGCAGAGGAAATTAAATCAGATGACGTATCAACACCGATTCTGAAAATCTTACATCAACTATCACCAGAGTGTAACTCTAGAAGTGCAAAGCATGTAGAAGGAGCTGAACCTGGTATGATATATTCCAATAGTTTTGGAAAACCTATAGATGGTAACGAAGGTATCGAAGTCCTTGTAGCAAAATCAATGACTAGATGGCCAGAGTGGCAAGAGATGGGAGATAGTCCATCAGCACCTGTTGGAACACATTTAACTCCACCTGCTAATGCAAAAGAAGAAATGCGTGGTATCAAATATAGATTACAAAATGGTAACTATATTGAAAAAACTATGTACTTTTTTGTTATTGCAAAAGTAGATGGTCAACCAAGGAAAGCATTAATTACAATGCGATCTTCTAACCTTACGCCAGCCAGAAAGTTGAATGACATTATAAAAGGTCTTTCAATAACTGATGAAAAAGGTACTTATCCAGCACCTACTTTTTCTTCGTTTGTAAAATTACAAACAGCTGAAAAAAATGCAGGAGATAAAACTTGGCACATTTACAAACCATCTTTACTTAGAATGGTAAATGGTTCTGATCCTGTTGAAACAGACTTCTATGAAAAAGCTAGAATGCTTTATCAGGAAGTATCTTCAGGTAATGCTAAACCTGAATATGAGAAAAAAGAAGAAGAACAAGAGCAGATTATTTAATTGTTTGACGAAACAATAGTAGCTACAGAGGCGACAAAGGGAGACTGGAGTCGCCTCAACAAAATAAACAGGATGACAAATGAAAGAATACATAGAATATTTTACGGGTTTACAAAGAAGTTATGGTGTCTGTAAAGTTGATGATGGATACATCGACGAAGTAACAGGCAAAAAGAAATGGAAACATGAATGGGCTAAGAGTCCTGTTACTGATCAAGACTACGAAGATCATATAAAAGGAATTAGATCAATAGGTATACAACCTTGTACTGACGATGGTATGGCAAGGTTTGGTGCAATAGATGTAGATAAATACCCTATTGATAAAAAGTTTTATCTTGATGTCATCCAGGATAAGAACCTGCCAATTATACCTATTCTATCCAAAAGTGGTGGATTACATTTATATGTGTTCACCACTAGGTGGGTCAAGGCAAAAGAAATAAGAAATTTTTTAGAAGATCTATTATTTGTTTTTAAATTATCGGCAGCAACAGAAGTATTTCCGAAGCAAACACAATTGATATCAAGTGACGGCACCATATCAAATGGTAACTTTATAAATTTACCATACAACGGTAACGATAGAAAAGCATTAGATGTTGATGGAACAACAATGTCATTTGAAAAGTTTGTACAGACAGTTGGTTTAAATTTAGTTGATCCAAAAAATTTTAAAAAGATAAAAGAAGATTTAGTTTATGCAGAATTAAAAGGCGGTGGTGAAGAATTTGAAGATGGTCCACCATGTCTACAAAAATTAACTAAAGAACAGATGACATTTACAGATGGTAGAGATAGATTTTTATATAACTACATGGTATTTGCTAAGAAAAAATATCCAGGAGATGATACTTGGAAAAAAATGATTGTACAAGCAGGTAGAAAGTATTTTTCATTTGATGAACATTGGACAGACGATCATATAAAATCAAAAGTAAAAAGTTGGGAGAAACAGAAAAAAGGTTTTACGTGTAGTGATCCATTACTAGAACCACACTGCATGAAAGCTTTATGTACCAAAAGAAAGTATGGTGTTTTATCTGGTGAAAAAGAAAATTATCCAACGTTAAGTAATTTACAAAAAATAAATTTACAACCAAATCCAGAGTGGAGAGTTACAGTAGAAAAAGAAGGTGGAGAGACAGTACAATTACATTTAAAGAATACTTATAAACTAACCCTTGTAAATGAATTTAAAAATGTATTATTTGAACAAGCTTTAATAACAGCACCTACAATAAAACAAGATAAATTTGATCAAATTTTAAAAGCACTAAGTAGTCCAGAAGATAAGGTAGAAATAATAGAACCTGCAGCAGGTACAAGTCCTCTAGAAGTATTACAAAAATTATTAGAGAAACATATATACGGGGCTCAGGCAACAAGCTTTATGTCATTTGCAAGTGGTCGACCTCTAGTTGATGAAAAGTTCGCGTGGTTTGTATTTGATAAGTTCTACGACAAATTAAAAAATGAGGAGTGGAAATACGATGCACAAAAAACATCTTATATGATTGAAAGACAATTATATAATCATGAAGATAAAGAAGAAGATAGAAGAGTGTCATTTAAAAAACAAAAAAGATATCCTGGTAAAGACGATAATGGTGATCCATTTAAACCAATAAGGGTAGCTAGAGTTCCTTTATATCTTTTTGAAAAACCTGAAGAAGTAAACGAAACAATTCCAATTGAAAGCGAAGACAATGTTGTATAAATATTATGGTCCACCTGGAACAGGTAAGACACATAGATTAATTACTAGAGCAAGAGCATATGTTAGGAAATATAATATACCTTTAAATCGTATAGGTTATTTTGCATTTACTAAGAAGGCTGCAGACGAAGCAAAAGGTAGAATGCCTTTTGAAAATAAAAAGTTAAGATATTTTAAAACACTTCATTCACTAGCGTTTGAATGTTTAAATATGATTCAAGAAGATGTAATGCAACCATATCATTACGAGGAACTCGGTAAAGAATTAAATTTACAAGTAAAATTTTACGATAGATATAATAAAGATGAATCTTTTTATTTAGGTTTTGAAAACCCATACTTTCAAATCATACAAAGAGCATTTAATAAATGTATTAATCTTAAAGATGAATTTAATCTAGAAGAATATGATCCAAAAGACGTTAACTGGATAACACTAGATCACATCAATAAAAATTTAATTCACTACAAAGACAAGAAAGAAAAATTTGAATTCAATGACATGATACACATGTTAATAAATAAACCAGAAAAAATTCCAGAGTTCGATGTTATATTTATAGATGAAGCTCAAGACTTATCACCACTGCAATGGAAGTTATTTGATATCTTAAAAACAAAAACAAAAGATATGTACCTTGCAGGAGATGATGATCAAGCTATCTTTGCATGGGCCGGAGCAGATGTTAGTAGATTTATAAAAGAACCTGCAAAAGAAAAAGTTTTAATATATTCAAAAAGAATATCTAAAACTGTACAAGAACAATCTAAGATAGCAATTGGAAATATATCTGGAGTTAAAAAAAATAAAAAATATTATCCAAGAAATTATCAAGGAGTATGTGAAGAGATATATAATTTAGATGAAATAGATTTAACAAAAGGTAAATGGTTAATCCTTGCAAGGACTGTATCAAAATTATTGAAGATAGAAGAAATACTTATTGAAAAAGGTTTGTATTATGAAAGCACTAGAAGAAAAAGTATCAAAGTATCTTTATACAAAGCAATAAAGAATTATGAACGTTGGCGTAAAGGAGAAGAGTTAATAGAAGAACAGATAAAAGATATCAAAGAATATACTGGAAACGTTGTATGGAACAAGAATGAAAACTGGTTTGATGCATTTGTATTAGCAGACAAAGATGAACAAGAACAAAAAGAATATTTAGTACGTCTATTTGAAAATAAAGAAGACTTAGACAAAGAAGCAAGAATTTGGATTTCTACTATTCACGCTATCAAAGGTGGTGAACAAGATAACGTAATTCTCTGTACAGATCTTGGTGACAAGATAATCAAAGCAATGAATCAAAGCAGTGATAAAGCAGATGAAGAACATAGAGTTTGGTATGTTGCATATACACGTGCAAGAAATAATCTCTATACATTTAAACTAAAAAACAAAACAAGAAAGGCTTATCCAATAACATGACAAACAAAGATATATTTAAAGATGCGTTTCCACAAGACAAGCAGATAGGGGGGAATCACTATAAATCGTTTCACATTCAACCTTATGAATTTATTTCTAAGAATGAACTTTCTTTTTTTCAGGGAAACGTTATAAAGTATGTGTGCCGTTATAAAAATAAAAATGGTATACAAGATTTAGAAAAAATAATTCATTATTGTGAATTAGAAATAAAAAAGATGAAAGACATGGAGAAAAAGAAATGAATGTTTACACAGAACTAATGGGTATATGTATTTTAACAATTTATTTATTTGATTTAATATGATAGTACCACATACAGAATGGGTTATACCAAAAGAATATCCTGATCTAAGATCAGCTGATGAAATTGCAATTGACTTAGAAACACGTGATCCAAATTTAAAATCAACAGGCTCTGGAGCTATATCAGGTAACGGTGAGATTGTAGGTTTTGCTGTAGCAGTAGATGGTTATAAAAATTATTTTCCTATTGCACATGAACAGGGACCTAATATGGATAGAAAAAAAACTATTGAATGGTTCAAAGATGTTTGTGAATCACCTGCTACAAAAATATTTCATAACGCTATGTATGACGTATGTTGGATACGTAATTTAGGTATAAAAATCAATGGTTTAATCATAGATACCATGATTGCATCATCATTAATTGATGAGAATAGATTTTCATATACATTAAATACTTTGTCTTGGCATCATCTTGGAGAAGGTAAGAGTGAAGCAAGATTAAATCAAGCTGCAAAAGAAAGAGGACTCGATCCGAAAGCAGATATGTGGAGAATGCCTGCAATGGAAGTTGGAGGCTATGCTGAAAAAGATGCTGAACTAACTTTAAGACTTTGGCACAAATTAAAAAAAGTAATTATAGAAGATAACTTACAAGATATATTTAATCTTGAGACTGATCTCTTTCCTTGTTTAGTTGATATGCGCCACCTAGGTGTTCGGGTAGATATCGAGAAAGCCAATCAATTGAAAACAGCACTGGCAGTAAAAGAAGAAAACTTATTGCAACAAGTAAAAATAGAAACAGGAGTAGATACTCAGATATGGGCCGCAGCAAGTATTGCAAAAGTTTTTGACAAACTGAAGCTACCTTATACCCGAACTGAAAAGACTGACTCTCCTTCATTTACTAAAAATTTTATAACTAATCATGATAATCCTGTAGTGAACATGATAGCAGAAGCTAGAAAAATAAACAAGGTCAGAACAACATTTATTGATACAATTTTAAAACATGAACACAAAGGCAGAATCCATGCAGA